ACTTCCTATCAAATCTATAATTTATAAATAATAACAGAAATTCTAGGTATTCTCGGAAAGAAAAAATGACCGTTAATAACGAACTACATGAGATGGAAAACCAGGTAACCCGTGGTGCTAAGGCTGCTGATGCGATGCCAAAAGCACCTAACTATGTACCTGACGCTGGTTCTATCGAGAATCTTGGCGGTCCAACTCCTCAGAATTCAAAGCCAGATGATGATAGCAATAAGATGAAGACACCATCTGCATCCTTTGCTCAGTCTGGTGATGTACAATTCAAAGGCGCTTCTGGTAAAGTACAACTACCTGGTCCTGCTGCACTAAAGGCATCTGGATATGGTCGTGGTGCTAACGAAGAAGTTGAGCAGGAAGAAGAGGAAGTAATTGCTGAGACTGAAGAACTAGAAGATCAGGTAGAAGAAGCACCTGAGGAAGAAGAGGAAGAAGAGTTAGATCTTGAAGAAGATGTAAAAGCACTTCTAGAAGGCGAAGAACTTTCCGAAGAATTCCAAGATAAAGCAAAAACAATTTTTGAAGCAGCGGTTCGTTCAAAGATTGCTTCCCTAAAGGAAGCACTTGAGAACCGTTATGCTTCAGCCCTTGTAGAGCAAGTAGAAGCAATCAAGGGTGAATTAACCGAACGTGTTGATTCATACTTAGAGTATGTCGCTAATGAGTGGATCAACGAAAACGAACTACAGGTTGAGACAGGACTAAGAGGTGAACTCTCGGAGTCCTTCATGACTGGTCTCAAGAACCTTTTTGAAGAGCATTATGTAGAAATCCCTGAAGAGAAATATAATGTTCTTGAGGCTATGGTCGAGAAACTTGATGAAATGGAGACAAAACTCAACGAACAGATTGACACCAATATTGCTCTAACCAAGCGTTTATCGGAATCTGTTTCGGACAACATCCTAGATGAAGTAAGCGAAGGTCTAGCACTTTCCCAAAAGGAAAAACTAGCAACTCTTGCTGAAGGTGTTGAGTTTGATAGTGAGGAACAATACCGTGAAAAACTTGTTACGCTACGTGAAGCATATTTCGCTTCAAAGCCTGTAACCAATTCACAGGAAGTCATCTCAGAGGAAGCAATTGCTGATGATGTATCACCAGCAATGGCTGCATACCTCAATGCGTTGACTAAGTTCAACTGATTGATTTTTTCGTAAACACTAAACACTTTCCCAAGACGGAGCAACAACCATGTTTAATTCTGCTGCACTGCAGAAGAAGTGGGCTCCTCTTCTAGAGGCAGAAGGTCTTGATTCAATCAAGGACAGCCACAGAAGAGCAGTTACTGCCCAACTTCTCGAAAACCAAGAAAGATTTCTAAGAGAAGAGCGTGCTTTCCTAACTGAAGCACCTCCAACAATCAATACTGATCCTTCCGCAACTGGCAACCCAGGTTTCTCGGGTTCAGCTGCTGCTCCAGTTGCAGGTTTCGATCCAGTTCTAATTAGCCTAATCCGCCGTGCAATGCCTAACTTGGTCGCTTATGACCTAGCAGGCGTTCAGCCAATGAACGGTCCAACAGGTCTCATCTTTGCGATGAGAACTCGTTACGACAACCAGAGTGGTACTGAAGCATTCTTCAACGAGCCAGATTCTGCATTCTCTGCTCAGAACAGTGCTGCTTCACTAACCCAAGGTGACTACACTGGTGGTTCTGACGATGGCGCTAGTGTTGGTTTTGGTACAACTGCTCAAACAGGAACCAATCCATCAATCCTAAATGGTGGTTCTGGTCTTGACTATAGAACAGGTCAAGGTTTTAGCACTCAGGCACTAGAAGCACTAGGCGATAACTCAACTTCAAACGACTTCCGTGAGATGGCTTTCTCAATCGAGAAAGTTAGCGTAACCGCGAAGTCAAGAGCACTCAAGGCAGAGTACTCGCTAGAACTAGCACAAGACCTTAAGGCAATCCACGGTCTTGATGCTGAAGCTGAACTAGCAAACATCCTCAGCACTGAAATTCTTGCTGAGATCAACCGTGAGATCATCCGTACTATCTACAAGGTTGCTAGAACAGGTGCTCAAACAAACGTTGCAACCGCTGGTGTATTCGACCTAGATGTCGATTCCAACGGTCGCTGGATGGTTGAGAAGTTCAAGGGTCTAATGTTCCAGCTAGAGCGTGATGCAAACGCTATCGCACAAGAAACTCGTAGAGGAAAGGGCAATATCATCCTTTGCTCGGCTGATGTTGCTTCTGCACTTGCTGCTGCTGGTCAACTAGATTACACCCCAGCACTATCTGCAAACCTAAACGTAGACGATACTGGCAACACCTTTGCTGGTACTCTAAACGGTCGCTTTAAGGTCTACATCGATCCATTCGCTGCAAACCTAAGCGCAGACCAGTACTACGTAATGGGTTATAAGGGTTCAACTCCTTACGACGCAGGTCTATTCTACTGCCCATACGTTCCACTCCAGATGGTTCGTGCCGTTGGACAAGATACTTTCCAACCAAAGATTGGCTTCAAGACCCGCTACGGCATGGTCGCAAATCCATTCGCGGAAGGCACTGGCGTTGGTGCTGGTCGTATTGCCGAAAACACTAACCGTTACTACAGAAGAGTAAAGGTACAAAACCTAATGTGATCCAAGATCACCTTTATCAGGACCTCCTTACAAAAGGGGGTCCTTTTTTATTGTCTACCAATACATAGTAAAGCCGAGTTTGGCGTTTGCCATGGACTTACTTATAAAGGCAGTAATAATTTACGGATCGATTGCATATTTTGTTTATTGGGGTCTTCATAACGCATACCCACAATGAAAAAGATAAACGATACATTACTAACAATCACCGTAGCAATTATAGATTTTATCTACTGTGATTTTCCGATACAAAGATTTTGGGTGCTTGAAACAATTGCTAGAGCACCTTATTTTGCTTTTTTGAGTGTACTTCATCTAAGGGAAAGTTTAGGTCTTAGATCTGAAACACATTTCTACCTAATGAAAGAGCACTTTGCACAGACCTTAAATGAAACGGAACACCTTGTTGAAATGGAGAATCGTGGCGGAGCAGATCGTTGGATTGATCGCTTTTTTGCTTATCATTTGGTTCTCATCTATTATTGGATTTTGGTGGGTTATTATTTTATTGCTCCCATTTCTGCTTATTACTTGAATGCTGGTATTGAATATCATGCAACCAAAACTTACCTAGATTATTTTTGGGATCATCCAGAGGATACAAAAATTGGTGAGATTGCAGTTGATGAGATGAACCATTATATTGAACTTTTACGAGACATGGAGTTAATCAATGCCTAGAAATCAACTTACAAAAGATCAAATTAAAAACGAAGTATTAAAGATCAAACAAGATCTTTATAAAGAACATATCCGTCACGATATGGATATGAAGGGTTTAGCAAACAGATATCTTGATAAGGTTTTAGATAAGATCGAGGAATATCGCTACTAAATAGTCCTAGCTTGGGAAGCTGATTTGTCCAATAATCCTTGTACCCTACAGCAAGTTTCAAATAAAAACTTTCTGTCATTAGGTGGGTTCAAACTTATTATCAATAGGTGTCCAAAGGTAGATTTTCTTTGCAATAAAGCAAATTTACCAGGGATGACATTGGGCAGTGCAGTACAATCAACATATCTAAAAGATATTCCTGTTCCAGGAGACAAACTTAGATATGAAGATTTGACAATTAACTTTATGGTAGATGAGGAATTAGAAAATTATATTCAAATCTATCAGTGGATGACATCATTAGGTTATCCACAGTCGGTTGCACAATACTCTGAATTACAAACAAAGAACAGATTTTATCCAAATACGGATGCTAATGATCCGTACAGCGAAAGATCTGATGGTACATTATTAATTTTGAACAGCAATTATCAAACTGCTGGAAAGGTAATATTCAAAGACTTGTTTCCAACATTTCTTTCAGGTATTCCTTTTGACGCAACGTTGCAGGAGCAACAATACTACACAGCAACTTGCACATTCCGCTATACTATTTTTGATTTGATTGACACTGATGGAAAAGAAGTCTAGTGTTTCACTGGAAGTAATCCAGGAAATGTGGCAAAAAGATAGTGAGGTAAATCAAGACGAACTTGATACTGAAAGTCTGAAGATACCTCAATTGCACGCCAAATATTACCAACTATATAATACTATACTGTTGCTTCGCAAACAAGCAGAGCAGCAGCATAGTAGTATTCTTTTAGAACGTAGAAAATTTTACATGGGGAAAGCGGAAACGCAAGTTTATATTGACGAACCCTTTCCGTACAAAGTAAGAGACAAAGAAGATCTAAAACTTTATCTTGAAGCAGATGAAAAAATCAGCAAGATAAGACTAAAGATCGATTATTACGACACAATGCTGAAGTATCTTGAAGAGATCCTGAAGCAGATTTCTAACAGAACCTACCAAATCAAGAATGCAATTGAATGGCGAAGGTTCACTGCTGGGTATGGCTGATCTGATTATAAGTAAGAAGAATGAAGTTTGGTTAAAGATTGAATGTGATCCTCATATCAAGTATGAGTTACAAGATCAATTTACATTCGATGTTCCAAATGCAAAATTTATGCCTCAGTATCGAAACAAATACTGGGATGGGAAAATTAGACTATTTAATATTGAGAAGTCTGAGATTTATGCTGGACTAATTGATAAGTTACAAGTCTTTTGTGAGCGATATAATTATACCTTTGAATTTGAGAATAACAAGTTTTATGGACTACCATATGAAGAAAATGATATGGTGTCCGAAGAGGGCGTCAAAGACTACGTTACAAGCGTCTCTAAGCACCCTCCAAGGGATTATCAACTAGAAGGGATCTATGATGCTCTAAAGCGTAATAGACGCCTTCTGATCAGTCCTACAGGGTCTGGTAAATCTTTGATGATCTATGCTATCTGTAGGTATCATGCAGAAGCAGGAAGAAAAGTTTTAATTGTTGTCCCAACAACATCCTTGGTTGAGCAGATGTACAAGGATTTTGAGGACTACGGTTGGGATGCTGAATCAAACTGCCATAAAATTTACTCAGGTAAAGAACGTATAACTGATAAAAGTGTTGTTATTACAACCTGGCAGTCAATTTACAAAATGGATCGCAAATGGTTTGCACCTTATGAAGTTGTGATTGGAGATGAAGCACACCAGTTTAAGTCGAAGTCATTAGTTAGCATTATGACAAAACTCGGTGATGCAAAATATCGCTATGGATTTACAGGAACACTTGATGGAACACAAACACACAAGTGGGTTTTAGAAGGATTGTTTGGTCCATCATATAAAATTATCAATACCAAAGAGTTGCAAGATGCTGGATACTTAGCTAAACTAGGTATCAAAGTTCTTTTACTAAAACATGATCCACAAAAATTTGAAACTTATGAGGATGAAGTTCAGTATCTGATTGGACATGAAAAAAGAAACAGGTTTATCAAAAATCTTACTCATGATATAAAGGGAAATACTTTAGTCTTATTCAGTAGGGTTTCCGCACATGGACAGGTTCTTTATGATCTCATAAATACTAGTGATCGAAAAGTATTCTTCGTTCACGGTGGTG